AACGGAAATAATACTCTGTGAAGGAACCCCTGCCCCCCAACTCCAAGCACTTCCAGAATCACTAGCAAGTTCTCTAGTGTTTGTCTTATCTTTAATTGAATTAACGTAGATTGCACTCATACAACCACCAAAGTTCCTGAAACAGTTAATGATGCACTTGAGCCAATGTCTAACGGCCCAGCAACAACTGCTGAGTACCCACTTGGTACTTCATGTGTTCCTGTTAAAGATGTCTGCATCATGCTTATACCATCTTGTATCTTTACTATTGTTTCATCCGTTACAGTAAACGCACCCGTCACACTATTGGGATTCAGGGTTGCCCAATCTGAACTGGAACCATCTGTTTTTAGATACTGTCCTGCATGACCTGATTGATCTGGTAAGGCATCAACTGCAGACCAGGATGCTGCTGTTCCATTTGTTGTTAGAAACTTCCCGGAATGACTGGATTGACTTGGTACATGGGATTGCCCATCGACATATGCTTTTGTGGCAAGATGAGCATCTGCAGTCGGTGTTGGTCCTGAGACAGCACCAGTAAATGTGTCACCAGAAATCTTTGCTGCATCAGCAATATTGAAAGATCGATATACATGGACCTCAACAATATCGTTTTCAATGGCTGCAGATCCTAAAGCAATCTGGGTTGAACTCTGAGTGTAATCAGATTCATTCAGTAGCACTCCATTCAAGAAAACCTGAACCACGTTTCCACCATCGATCTGAACAGTGAAATTAGTCTGTCCACCAGATCCAACAGTGGTTTGATATTTTGATATTTTGGAATTTCCTGCACTTGCATCTTTCCCGATATACGGCATTACGTTATCTCCATAAAAGAAAAGGTCACATCAAGGTTTGCATTATCAGCATAAATTTTTAGGATATCAGTGGTTCCCAGGACATATTTCTGACCGGCTAATAGCTCCAAAGCAGATTCCTCTGAAATAGAAATATCCTTTAAAATATTGACTGAAACATTTGCTGATGCACCCGGAACTGTTGTGTCTGAATCAAGAACCAGTGTTGCCTTAATCGATTGAGAATGTTTATTCGTCAGCAATAAAGCTAGTACCACTGATGTTGTTGATGCCGGGACTGTATATAAACTTGTTGGACTACTGGAATCTGTTGCTACCCCGGATTTTGTGACTACTCTGAAAGTGTTTGCCATCGACTAACCCAAGGCTAATGCTAAAGCAACAACACTATCTTCAGAGACTCCTGAAGATGTGATTGTTGTGTTGGTTACTGATGTCACTCTTCCCTTTGCATCTACTGCAAGCACTGGAATCTGGGTTGCTGAACCATAGGTTGCTGCTGTCACACCAGAGTTTGCCAGTGTTGCTGAAATTGCTGTTGTCCCGGACCCCGTGACATCCCCAGATACTGTAATGGTTTGATTCCCGGTGATGTATGTTGATGTGTCAATATCATAAGTTTCAGATCCAGTTCGCTTCAGGAACCCTGTATCAGAATCTGGGATGTCAGTGTGCATGAATGCACCGGCTGCATTGACATTCGTTGCATCAGTGACATCAGCACTTGCTTCAACAGCATTTAATTTTGAAAGTAAGGTGTCTGTAAAAGCATTGGTATCCGATTCTGCTTCATATGCAGTTTTGATCTCAGATCCGGTTTGATCCGCTTTTGCGTTTGCTTCTATTGCATCTAGTTTTGATTTATCACTATCAGTGAAAGCATTGGTGTCGGATTCACCTTCATATAAAGATTTGATCTCAGATCCGGTTTGATCCGCTTTTGCGTTTGCTTCTATTGCATCTAGTTTTGATTTATCACTCGATGACATCCTGCCAGCAGCAGAAGATGATGCATCTGCCAGTGCAGTATCGATTGCAGTGATTGCCGTGTTGAGTGTGGTCCCCCAAACACCCCTGGTGGATTCAGAACCCGGTTCTGGAAGGGTTAAGGAAAGGTTTGTAGTGGTCGGCATCAGGCGTTATCGATCTGGATGTAATGGGACCATTTAACACTGGTGACATTATTTGGTAATACTTCGGTCCAACTGGTTGCACCATCAGACTTAATTGCAATACAGTCACCGTATCCATAACCATATCTAGTTTGAGTTCCAAAGCTCGTTGCATGGGTGTTATATTCTCCAGATCCAAAGGCTATCCAGGTTTTTGAACTTGGTGCCGTTCCAGATGGTAAACTGGTTGAATTGATTGTTGCTTTAAATAACACTTTTCCACTCACGCTTGTTGTTAAGGTGACATCTCCAGACCCATCAAAACTAACAGACCCAGTACAATCACCGGATAATGTAATGGTTCTTGCAGTGCTGAGTGCATCTGCATTGGCAGCCTTCAAATTCGCTACTGAAGTCGTTGATGCCACCACAAAAGGTGCATTCCCAGTGCTTACCTCAGAAGTAATCTGACCCGTGTATGTGGTTCCTCCATGCTTGGCATTTGAAGTGACAGTGTCAGTGTTGGCATTACCAAGGGTTATATTACCATCTAAGGTTGTTGCTCCGGTTGCTGATAAAGTTGTAAATGCACCACTTGATGCTGTGTTTGCTCCGATGGGTGTATTGTCAATTGCAGAACCATCCACATACCCTGGCTCAAACACCAATGTAACAGTCACTGAATCACCGGCTGATGCTGTGACTAATCCGGTGCTGACTGTAATTGAATTAGAATTGGATTTATTGGTGATCGTATGGATCACCGGGCTAGAATTAGATCCATTGGTTCCTGATGTTGCTCCGGTTACCCGGATTTTGTCATTGATCTCAAAATCTTCAAAAAGATCCCCGGATGCAACAGTGATGGTTCCAGTGTTTGTGCCTGTGTTTGTGAAAACAATTGCAGTTGATGTGAAACCTTTAACGACATCTTTATCAAATTTATTGATCAGTTGGGAATCAACTGCATCCAAAGAATTGTGAAGGTTTTGACCCCAGTTTTGGTTGTCACCTCCGATTTCACTTTTCGTTAGCGAATAGTTCGATGTAAATGTGTTTGCCATTACTGCTCAACCCATGTGTTTGTGTTATCTATTTGGTTGGTCCAAGTATTATAAATAGAACCATAAACTTCATTACCGTAAATACCTTGACCATATGTAGTATTTTCCCCTGAACTTTGATCAACAAATGTTGCTGATGTGGAAGATTGCCCACTCCAGGTTTGGTTTGAATCAGTCTGGTTTATCCAGGTAGATGTTTCATTGGTCTGTTCTGTCCAACTCATTATGAATAGGTTGTAATCGGTCTTGCTGCCAGTGTTCCACCGGCATATCTGGATGCATCATCTGCATCAACGATTTCCTGAATGGCTTTTTCAGATAATGATGCCCAAGTCTGAAGTCTGGCATCGTTCATCAGAAATGGTTCTGCTGCCATCAAGGTCGAATAAAGGTAAGCATCTGGGTGTGATGTCAGTAGCCAGTTGGTGGTGTTGTCTGATGTCAGTGCAGGAACCTTTGCAAAATATTGGATCTGTAATGTATAGGTTCCATCCGGAGTCTTCAGAAGTTCCATGGCATCACCGGCTATGGTGTAATACTCTGGAATCCCAGTTGTATTATTAAAGGATTCCCGGTAGTCATCGGCCCGGTCTGGTGTCAGGTAAACCAGTCTCTTAGGTGGACTGGTGCTTGTGATATTTACGTTTCTTGCCTGAAGAAAATCTGATGGCAGACTGACATATTGGGTGGTTGCAGATGTTGTTGACCGGGTCATCTGATCCCTAGTCCTCAACCTTCTATTAAACCCTGCTTCAGCAATAGAAATAAACTCTTCCAATCGGCCTGAAAGGTCTGATCGGTTAAGCCAGTTCGATGCAGCAGTTAATAGTTCTGGCTGAGTTGTGATTGACATCTAAGTCAACCTTCCTTCCCAGACCCTGAATGGCTTGTTTTCTGGTTTATCTAGCCATTTAGCCAAGGCTTTTTTATCGTTCAGGATTCCATCCCTCATTAACTTTGATGCCAAAACTAATGGAATTTCGGCAACATGTCTTCCAGGGTTGGTCCTGTCTATTGGGATATCCCGTTGGGATTTGACATGATCCAGGATTGGCTGGATATTCTGCTTCTTATGGACATGGAATTTTCCATCCCCATCTTCGGTGTTGACAGTAGTCCTTACACCGGCATGGTCATCAAGAACAGTAGAATTTAATGGCATTTTTTTAAAATACCCAGATCTCACCCCACTTCCATGGGGTCAGACCCGGATATCTTTTTTAAAGGGTTACTGGATTAGATCATCCACCACAATCAGCCACTAGGCCATGTGCAGATTCGTTATCCACCTGAAGTCCACCTTCCCATGTGATGAATGCTTCGGAAGCATCACCGACTATTCCTTTGGTAGTCATTTCATAGGGTCGGAGTTGTGCAATCTTCACAAACTCAGGATTGATGATCCAAGTGTCTTTTTCTCTTTGGAATCGATTTGTGAACACGTTATATGTTCCAAAATCCCCAAAGTAAACTGACACTGTTGCATGGACTTCATCAGGTTTTGATTGAGGTAGTGCCACAACCTGGGTTGCACTTGCTCGACCTGAGAAACCAGAAACAATCTGCTTCCCGGCTGCATCCACCATGATCATTGAGGGTTGATCCCCACTGTTGTCATAGCAGAGTTTTAGGGCTGCCTTCATAAGGGTTTCTGTTAAAGCCCTTGCAGTCCCATCATTCCGTGGATCTGTTCCAACTGCATTGGTTGGATTGGTTCCATCAGAAGCTTTGCTTACATTGGTCCGAATCCAGGCACCCATGGCTGCAGTAGTTCTTGCAGTGTCATGGTCCGCAGTAGCTTCATTCGATGCCTGATTTAAAAGCATCAAAGATTCGACATCCCTTTTTAGTGCCCTGGAAGCAATGGCAGCCTGATGTGCCATAGCATCCGACACCCCGGCCCGATTTATTGCAGCCTGGGTGTTAGTGACAGCAAAGGCACGAACTAGGATTTGAGCTAAATTGCTTAACCTAGTCGTATTATTGGCTGCTGTTGCAGATATTGTTTCACCTTCGACAACTGCAGTGGTTGAAACTGCAGGAAGGGATTCAATCTGCCACTCAAATTTTGTGTTGGAAACACTACGTTTGCCAGCATTTGTGACAAATGGTGTTTCTTCCGGGGAAATATTATCAAATTATGTTATCGCACTGGCTCTTTATCCGGTGCTTCTATATGTTTCCATATAGTTCAGACTATATCTTCACCATTGTGGTGTCGGGCACTCGTGGATGGATTATTGTTGGGACTCACCATCTAGTCGTTGAACCGGCCAGGAAACCTTTGCCCTTCCTGGATTGGCTGCTGATTACCTTCGGCACTACCCGGTCAGGCTTCCCAGCAATTCACCCGATTACGATCCAAATATTTAGATCGTGTCTGACAGATCCTCCCTTTGGCCTATTGCCGTGAAGGTGTCAAACGCATTTGTAACTTTGGCCATTTTGACCTCCTGTTGTTATGTGAACATGTTTTTGAAAACTGCTTCTGCATCTTTCATAGATCCAGATTTTGCCAATTTCATCCGGGATTTTGATAGTTGAGTATGTTGCCTTGGTTGCTGTTGTGCAGATCCTGGTGACACTGGTCGGATTCCTTCTGGTACTTGTCGGATCTTTGCCTTGCCACGTTCCATTGCAGACTGAGCTTTCCATCCCTGTCTCAATGCTAAAACTGCTCTAAAATCTGAGATATTCTGAATCTCAGAATCCTGCCAACCTAAAGACTTTGCATAGTCTCTTATCCCGGCCTTTTCGGCTTGAGCCACTTGTGGATCTCTCCACTCTGGTATTGCATCAATTAATGTTGCTTGCTGTTGCTGAAGATGTGCCTGTTGATATTGGGCTTGCTCCTGCTGTTGCTTGTACACCAATTGCTGTTGTTCCAGTTGCAGATTCTGCATCTGTTCTTTTCTGTCCCGAAAAGATTCCTTCTGCTTCATCCACTCCAGAGGATCATTCTCATAGAGTTGATCCCAGTCTGGTTCTGGCTCATTTTGTTGCTGACTCAAAACCTGATTCAGTTGCTGGGAATAATGATCCCGTTCCTGTCTCAGTGCCTGTTGCTCAGCTTCAAAAGCTTTGCGTTCTTCGGCTAATTTTTGGGTCGATCTGGTGAAGTGGGATTGTCGTTGGTATCCTTTGAGTGCTTCATCAAGTGTGACCTCATGTTGCTCACCATCAATTTGAACTTGATAATAAGGGACTTCAGGTTCTTGTGCAGACTCATTGATTTCCTCCGAAATTTCCTCTTCTTCTATTTCCGATGCTGAATCCTGAAAATTCTCATCACCGGTATCAGTTTCCAGTTCTTGTTGTGTGTCGGATTCCCCGGACAACATTTCCTGAAATGCACCTTCTGCTGCTTGGAGTCCATCCATGGTTGCTCCTTTCTAAATTGAAGGTTAAGACTTTTGACGCTTTTTCACTTTATCCAAATGGTTTTTGTGAAATTGGCCACGTTGTAATATAACACTAAGATGCCTTCGGAACTCTGCTGATGCCCATAATAATTGCCACATGGCTTCCCTTGCTTCAGAGTCTTCCGGGTTTGTATCTCTCCACGCTTCAAAATAATTCTTTTCAAGAGTCTCAAATGTTTCAGTAACGATTGGATCTGCAAGAATTGCTTTGGCACGTTCTGCTTTTTTGATTGCTTCCTGGGGTGTTGGTTCTGTCATTAATTTTCCTCTGAGATTAAACCTTGTGCTGTTGCACCGGCTGCAATTGGACCGACCATATTCTTTAAAACTGTATTTCCTTCAAGAACACCTTTCAGGACATCCTTCGGTTTCATATTTAATTCTTTTGCAGTGATCTGAACCCGTTGCATCAACATTTCCATGAAGGATGCTCCTTCCCTGAGTCCTGATGTTCTAGTTCCAACACCAGTATATGGTGCTGCTGCAGTCCAGATTGCTGCTTGCCCTGCTCCTGATGGAACACCCTGCTTGTGTGCAAATTCATTGAATGCTACTTCAAGCTGATCATAAATTGGTGGACCGGCTGATGGTCTAAGATCACCTTTTGCTGTTTTCTTCCCGGATGATGCCCTCATATGCCCGGCATCCAGGGTTGCCATGTCTTCAATGTTACCAGTCAGGTTTTGATAGAATCTTCCGACCTTCGGTGCTGATGCCCCAAAGATTCCAGAATAAGAATCCTGAGTATATTTGGGTAACCCCTCTGTTTTAATATCAACACCTTTGGGGCCGATAATTGGACCCCTTGTTGGATTTTGTGCAGCAGCCAATGTTTTACTGACTCCTGACATTGACATCCGACCATATCCTTTTGGGATATCCAATCTTCCTTCCTGGAAAACACCTAGTGGAACACCGGCTTCATCTAGGGTATTGAAATATGATGCTTGCTTGATGTTTGGGACTGGTGCCGTATTCGGTGAAAGTGCAGCAACATATCTGATGAACCGGTCATATAATTCTTCACCTCTTTCACCATATTCAGATACAGCAAATTTCTTCAAAGGGTTGGTGTTGTACCATGCCATTCCCCCAGTTTTCATTCCTTGGTTCAGCCAATCTGTTAGCTTCTTTTGTCGTTCTGGTGTGTTGAATGTTTTTAGTTCTTCAGATTCAACACTCTTTGCCGGGACATGTAATGGTTCCCTAGTTTGTGGAATATTCGGGTAATCTGTTTCCAGTTTTGAGAAATCTAAAAGCCCGGTTGGATCTTCATATTTGATGTTCGATTTAACGGATGGTGCTTTTGAAATTGTTTTTGCTACTTTTGCAATTTTACCAATAGCACTTGGATCAATAAATTGACCGGCTTCCTGTTCTAAAAGATCATTGTATTCAGTATTTTTTTGAAGATGCCTTTCATAGTTTGCTTTTGCTTCAGGTGTCAGATTTTCAGGGGGTTCCATCCTTGCTAACTGTTGGGATGGGCTATTCGGATTTAAAAGACCTAAACCCGATTCCAACCATAAATCTTTAACACCACCTAAAAGATCTAAAAGCCCATAGTCATAGTTTGTGACCGGTCTTCTTCGTTGTCCTGCTCTTGTGGTCATTGGGGCATCTGAGGTTGTGGTCCCTGTTGAGGTGGCATTTGAGGTTGTTGAGGTTGCATCTGTTGCTGCATCTGCATCTTTGCCATTTCAGTCTGTTGCCGGTTCATTTCCCGGTCCCTTTCCATCATGGCTTTAATGTTGGCTTGATCGATGGTGGTGTTGT